GCTGGTCCGAACGTAATATCCGTTGGGATCGTTGGTGCTGGTCCGAACGTAATATCCGTTGGGATCGTTGGTGCTGGTCCGAACGTAATATCCGTTGGGATCGTTGGTGCTGGGCCGAACGTAATATCCGTTGGGATCGTTGGTGCTGGTCCGAACGTAATATCCGTTGGGATCGTTGGTACTGGTCCGAACGTAATGTCCGTTGGGATCGTTGGTGCTGGGCCGAACGTAATATCCGTTGGGATCGTTGGTACTGGTCCGAACGTAATGTCCGTTGGGATCATTGGTGCTGGTCCGAACGTAATGTCCGTTGGGATCGTTGGTACTGGGCCGAACGTAATATCCGTTGGGATCGTTGGTGCTGGTCCGAACGTAATGTCCGTTGGGATCGTTGGTGCTGGGCCGAACGTAATGTCCGTTGGGATCGTTGGTGCTGGGCCGAACTCAATCAACACAGGGAAACTTGGGAATTGTCCGAACTCAATCAACACAGGGAAACTTGGGAATGGTCCGAACTCAATCAACACAGGGAAACTTGGGAATGGCTCAAATGTAATGATCGAAGGAATAACTGGAACATCCACAAATGTGATAATAGAAGGAATATCAATTGGTGGATCAAATGTTATAACCGATGGTATATTTATGTTACCTAGCGGACCAAGATTGATACATGGCGTTACTAGGGGCGGCGGTTGTATTGTAAGCGACGGAGGAGTAATTACCGGAATTACTACAGGAGGAAGTTCTGGCAATTCTGGAATTTTTATTTCCAAAATTTCATTTTCTTCCCTAGATTTTGGCTCTGTTGATTCGGTTCTTTCTATTGGCGTTTGTATAATGGTACATTTCTCTGTAGTAATAGTTACTACAGGGTCCATTTTAGCGTTGGGTGCATATCTGTATGTGCCACTGGTGCTGGTTGTTGAGTTTCCGTCGCCAAAATCTAATCTAAAGCCTGTATAGGTGCCGTTGATTTGAATGTTATAGCTTGCCAGAATGCCAGCAGAAGGGCTGTCTTCATCTATAGAAAAGAAGAATGTTACGTCTGGGCATGTAAAGTCATCAAAAATAACACCCAGAGTTTGTAGGTTTCTAATTTTCCAATCAAGTGTTGCTTGTTCGGGAGTGAAATTTTCGCCAACAAAATTTTCAATTTTTAGAATAGCATCTACAAGTTGATTGTGGTGTTCGGCTATAACATAGCCTCTTACTTCAGAGCCAGTTTTGTTATATTTTGTTTGCTTGTTGCCTAAGTTTCTGGTACATTTTCTGAGTCTATTGACTTTTCCATGCTCGTTTTTGTCTACTGAGTCATAGTAGAACAATTCGCCTTCAATGTTGGCAAAACCATTGTTGGCCCAGATTTCAGCTTTATCTGAGGCCACTGCTTTAATTGGAATTTCTTCAGACCAAGGCAAATTATCATCGGTCGTGACTGTTTCTGATGTGTTGTAAACCAAAAACAACGTATAGTCACTGTCATAATTTTTTGGGTATATTGGAACCGGAGGAAAATTATTTGCCATTTATTTTGCTCCTATTTCCGGCACAATAATTGTCCGTTTGACTGTGACAATTGGGACAGCGAAATTCTAAATTTTCTTTCGTGTTATTTAGCCAATTTCCATCTTTGTGGTGAACATGTAGTTTAAGTGAATTTCCACACCAACTATCTTTTACTGTACATCCAACTCTTTCGCATTTATATTCTCGACCAGAAGCAATTAACGCTCTTCGTAAAATATATGGAGTTTCTTTCCACTTCTTTTCTTTCTGATATACTAAAACATCTTCCCAAGAGCGACCTTTATAACCATTATGATTTTTCCCAGAGTTTGTTCTTTGTCCTGTAAAATGAGAAGTATCAATTCCGAAATTATTTATCTTTCTTTTTATGTATTCGTGAGTTCCACCACCATGTCTACAACCCAAAGCCTTTAAGACTTGAGCCATAGAGTGGCAATTGACAACTATTTTTGAAAGCAATTCTTTGGTATACTTTTCTTTTCCAAAATGAGAAACATCAATATTCCACTTGTTGATTAATTTGCGAATATTGACTCTATTATCGACACTCGGTTCAAGTCCTAATTTTATTGCAATAACGCTCAAAGAATAAGACTCTTTTACGGCTTTTTCTAATTGTTCCTTTGTGTGTTTCATATTTTTATCTATACAATGGGAAAGACATTTTCATCAGAATATTGCCATATTCCATTGATCGCCCACTGGTCTCGATGTAATACTAGAGAATGTAAGGTCGGTTTCGTTGAACTTGATGAACGACTTCTCGCTATAGTCGAAACTCAAATACGCTATCTTGTCCCCATCGCTTACTGCCAGTAAAGTTTGTGACAAATTATCAAAGCCTATTTTGGTATTGTCTTGCAATAATCTGAAGGCGGCTGAGTTAATTCCGGGTCCACCTGTTTCCCAGATCGAACTTGTTGGGTTGTAAGCCGAGATTGATCCTGAATTATTGAAAAAATACACACCTTTGCTAAGCGTTACTAACTGGCCTTCTTCTTTTACAGGTCCGGCCAAGTCTTGCAGCTTTCTAATATCTATAAATGGCTCTGACGTATTCCCGCTGGTTTTATAAAAAGTTTTTATTCTAAAGAAGTTGCCCACACCCTGATTCCTCAGAAAAAACCCCTCGTTGTCTTTCCAAGTTGATCTATAAACGCTCATGTTTCCTTGGGTGGATTCTCCGTCTTCATAGGTTACTTCATTTTGCTTCAATTCTCCTGCACCATTTTTGTAGTTGCTGTTTATAAATGTACTGCTTGAAACCGCCATAGAAGATAAGTTAAGGGTTTGTTTGTTTTGATTTGTTGGCGAAGTATTTGAATCAGGGTCTGGACCTTCTCCGCCGAGAATAAAATAGACTTTTTCTATATCAGACATACCTATCCAGTTCCAAGGTCTTGTAATTGGCGTTTGTGTGGTGTAAGTATCAGAAAATCCATTGAATTCAGAAATCAATATTTTTTCTGTTAGATATGAAGCTGCTTTAGCACGTCCGCTGGCCCAATATAACAAACCAACACTCCCGGTGCCCGATCCTGCTACACCCTTTGGGGCGAACCCCACATTGCGATGAAATTCTCTAAGTTGTTGATCTTCATTAGGTTCTTCTTCCAAAAATGACTGGTCTACGTTGAGCGTCATTAAACTGGTTGGCTTTATTTTGAATGCTTCACTAATAAGACCAAATTCTGTCGTATTTACTTGGTTGGCCCCACTATAAAGCCAGAGCCACAAATTGTATTTTTCGACAACATCAATGGCATTTTCATATGTGGTAATTCTGTAGCTTCCAAATTTTGTGTCTGTTCTGAGGATTAAATCATATATCCCGCCGATACTATAAGAAGCTCTTGCGGCGTTTGAGTTGCCGTGAACCAAGTCGTCTGCCAATGACCATGTGTAGGCAATGATTGGGTCGATGGGACTTCCGCCACCGTCAACCTGTTCGCCAGCGAAAGTTCTTCCTGTATTGGGATTTATTCCAGCAGGGATTCCCATATCTAGTAAAAGCGTCGTTGGCGTTCTGATTTTTGGAGGCGTTGTGTACGTTCCATCGTCTTCCCCGCCTTCAGGGATGCCTTCCTGAAAAATCTGACCGGATCTAGGGATATATTGTATTAAAGCCGATTGTGGCGCTTCAGTTCTTGCGTTGATATAATGTGGGAAGATAACTGTGTCTTCTCCAAAATCGTTTCTGACGGTTAGTTTAACGTCATAGTTGTTTGGAGTTGTATAAATCTTTTGTATTGTTCCGCCATCTAGGTCTTGCACAATTACGTCAGACTGATTTATTGGCCCATCTGTGGCGCTAATCAAAACAATTGATGGTCCCGTGTTATCTCCGAAGTCCCAAATATAGCTGATTACCCCCGTGTTGCCATCAGTTCCCAAATGGAAGCTCAAATCTTTGAACTTAACGGTTAATGGCACAAGTCCAATTGTTTTGTTTGCTGTAAACCATGCTTTTGGAACCAACACTATCTTTCTAAGATAGTTGATTCTTTCTTCCATAGTGCCCTCTAGGGGTTTTGTGCCTACCTCTCCTTTTCTGCCCGCAAATTTTTGAATGGCAAGCACAGCTTCTTTAATGTTATTGTGGTGACTGGCCATTACATTCTGAGTTACATTTGTAATATCTTTTGGTTTGGGATTATCTGTAAATCCGGGTAGTAATTCCAAGTTATCGAAAGATACATCGGTTTTACTGCCGTAGTAAAAAGATAATGCACGCAGTTCGGCATCGCCGCATTGTTCTGTAAGCGTAATGATGCCAGTAGGCGGGTATCTACTTATGACTTCCGAATCTCCGTATACGAAAATATTGGTATCGCCGGGCAAATAGTCTCTTAGCAACCTAACTCTGAGGCTATCATGCACAAGAAACATATTGTCGTTTGTGTCTATTTCTGCTGGGAAATTACTTGTTACTGGTATAGTCATTTACATCACCAAAATTTCATCTTTTAAGAATGCCCGCTTTAATTTTTGATTTTCAAATAAAATCAAAACAGTTGGGGTATACGTGCCGGGTTTATCATAAACATAATTGACCGTATGGATGTTGGGATCGAACACAGGGTAGCTAGTCCCATCTATAGCCTCGCCGTTTACTTCGCCAGGCCCATCGAAAATCCAATATCTTTGAATAACGTCTCCATCGGTCTGATCCACAAAGTTAAACTTCGTCGGTTCGATACTCAAATTTTCAGCGGTTTCCCTTGAGTATCCTTGATAGGGTAACACATAGAAAAAGGGTGACCTAGACGCTTCGTCTACAGTGATATAGTTCTTTTTGTAAGTAATTCCTTGGGCACCTAAAGAAGTAATTACGTTTAACTGAACAGAGTAAACGCCTTCTGTTTGGTATGTGTGGATGGGGTTTTTCTCTACCGAAGTAGTTCCGTCTCCAAAATCCCACAAATAACGCACAAGAGGCCCGGTACTAAAGTTTTGAAAGCGAACTTGAAATGGCGGCGGACCATCGATTCGATGGGCACGAAATATGGCTTTTGGAGCCAAGAACCTTGTTTCTTGTGTTTTGAGAATACCATTTAACGAGGTTTCAATAGGTCTGTCTTCTACCCCCAAATCTCTTTCTATTTGGATAACGGCATCTTTAATTGCATTGTGATGCTCTGCCATTACAGCGTTTGTGACCCAACTTCCTACTGGCCAAGGATTTTGTCGAGAACCCGCAAATCCCCGAATTAAGTTTCGGAACAATCCAGTAGTTTTGGAGTCGTAATAAATCAACTCAGCAGCGCCGGGTTTTCCAGCCGGTGGGCCAACACGCAGTAAACCTCTAGGTGGAAAACCGGAATTATCTTCAACAATGATGTATTTTCCGTTATATGAAAGCGTCTGTTTCAACTTTGTTTCTGCGTTGTTTCTTACTTCATATAATGTGTTTTTGTTGTCCCTTGCTTCTGGGAATACAGATAAGTCGCCAGTCGTATATCCAATATCTAAAGACGAATTTCTTGGCATTTTACTCCTTCGATGTTGCTGATTGATTTAAAAGCATTTGCATTTTTTGGCTTCTGAACTCCAAAGATTTAAGTGTATGTTCTTTGACGGGAATTCTATCCGGCAGAGCCAAAATCGTTTCGATTAACTCGGCATCTAGTGTTCCTTGTGTTATCATCTTTAGGTTTAATTTACTTTGAAGTCTTTCTCCCCAATATTCGCATTGAGAATCGAAGTCATCAAATGGCTTGAGCGGTTCATTTTGAACTAGCCCATTGAAGGTTTCCACAAAAAATCTGGCTTCTTCTTCAAGGGATTTCTTTTTGTCTTGTAGTTTTTGCATGTTTCTAAAGGCGGCAATTTTCTTCCGCCCCAACTTTCTCAAATCAATTTCCAGTTCTCTTTTTGTGGTTTCCTCATTTTGTTCGTATTTCTCAATTTTTTTGCTCAATTTATCTATCTTGATATTTATCAATTCAAGATTATCTTTTCCCTCTTCTATTTCGAGAGCAGCCGCTTCGAGGGTTTCAAAACGGGTTTTTATTTCTCTTAGACATTGCCAGAGCTTGGCTTGCGTGGTAGGCTCTTTATGGATGATGAAATACTTCATTTGGAAGTAACTGTGCCGATCTATGACCTTATTTTTGAGGATTTTAGCCATATCTTCTATGATATTTGGAGCGACTACTTCCAATTTGTCTTCCGTAATTTCATTTGTTTTATCTATTGACATATCTTCTCCTTTATGGTTAAACTTAACAGAGTATTTTTTTTCGTAAAATGGAGCAATTTATGGGCAAGCTAGATTGTGCATTAGGGTATCTTAGTGGCGCAATGGAATACGTTGCGGATCATGGTGTCGAGTGGAGAAGAAAATTCACCCGCCTTATCTATGAGGCCGGTCTGGACATTGATCTGATTGACCCCACAAATAAGCCGGGCGACGACCAGAAAATAGGAGGCGAAGACAAAGGATATCAAGCCAAGCTCAAGCAAGAAAAGAGATGGAAAGAGCTTTCGAAATACGTCGGTGAATATCGACGTTATGATTTGCGATATGTCGATTACTCCGATTTTCTTGTAGTCGTTGTTGATCCAAGAGTCCCACAATGGGGCACCAGCAACGAAGTTTATTTTGGCGAGATGCAACATAAGCCAACGTTTTTTGTTTGCGACGGAGGCTTGGCGAACTTGCCGAACTGGTTGTTCGATTTATTGGATTTTGAAGGCGACCAGCCCATCAATGTTTTCGAGAGCATCGAAGAAGTAATCGAGATGCTAAAGAAATTGAATTCTGGCGAAAAAGAACTCAGCAAAGAGTGGGTTCTGGTGCGGAGACATATCGAGCAAAACCGCAAAAATCGTCTGGCTTTGGCTAACAGAGTTTCGCACCCAAAATAGCCTTGAATTTGTAGCCTTTTTCGATGGCTTCTGAAGCCCACATTAGTTTACAAATTTCATAGGGGCCAATTTCCGCCATCTTGCCAATTTCTTTGAGGCAATTCTTGTGGAGTAAAAGTCCATTAATGGTTGCTTCAACGAAGTCATATTTCTTGCCAACAATTGGAAAAAGAATATCCTTTTCGTTTTCAATAAACATTGAATATTTATTGTCCAATCTGTGTCTGATGTAAGTCCCAGCTATTACAATGAAATTCCAATCCGCTGGCGGATTTTTCATGCCAGCATTTATCAGCGAAGTGTAAGTTTCTTTGCCTTTGCAGGTCGGACAAATTTCATTCATTTCCTTAAAAGGCTGGGTCTTTATTGATTTTTCGGCCACAGAAATGATTGGCACATCGTGTTTGCCCCGTATCGAATTAACCGTATTTCTTAGCAAAGAAGGATTCGATTCTGGGTTCAGGACTATAAACCCAAAATTGATATTTTTGGACGTATACAATTCAATCTCGCTTATGTTAGAGCCACGTTGAAATCTATTCTAATTATATCATCAGGAGTAATTGTCGTGTTGAGTTCAAATGTTCCGGCAGTATGATCTGGCGTAAAACTGTTCAATGTCCACTCTTCTGTCATTAGATTGCCGGGAACGTACACATAAGCATCTGTGGTTAGCTTTACGCCGTTAATGTAAACTCGAAGACTATCTTCGATATAGGGGGTATTAACCGAAGTTACCTTGTAATTAACATAGTCGGTTGTAATAGGCTCTAGGTCGTAATAATGTCTGTGTGCGAATTCAATTGGGATTGTTAAAACTGGCTTAATCGTTACTGCATTTGAGGGCGGAACTGGTGCCGTTACGTCCCATTGAATGCCTTCGGACGCTCCAAGGTATATTTTACCTTCTTCTATTATCAATGTATTAGAAAGAGCTTCTACCTCGAACCTGATGTTTGTAGCTTCTGAGGCAATTAGAGCAAGTTTTGCCCGCTCAGCCTCAAGCATTCGTACAAATGGAACTGGATTTATTACATTTGGATAGTTTAAGGTGTCATTATAATAATCCAGTTCCGATACATCTACTGTCTTGCTGCCATCGCTATGCTCTGCAATATTGTGGGCAGCTTCATCTATTGCGGAAGCCTTGAGAGAACCATTTTGTTCCAAAGATTGGTTGAGCCGGTTGTCTAGGGTGCCTTGGTTCCCCGCTGCGTCTCGCAATATTTCGGCATGATTTTCCAGTTCCCCATTTATCAATTGATCCCGTAATGCCAGCACTTCAATGGGAACATTGTCATATTCCCAATGATATGGATGCAATGGATCGTATTTTGGAACTGGAAGTTTGGATAGATCAGGCATTACTCCTCTTTTTGACCGAAATTAGTTTTGCGGTCTTGTTGCTTCATAACAGAACGACGCTTTCTGGAATCACCAGAATAGGTTTGCTTGTTTTGCTTGCCAAAGCGGGGATTTCCTCCCACAAAACCGGATTTACCGTGATTTTGGTCGTTTCTGTCTTTGCCCCGCCACTCTTTGAATGAAATTAGTACCATAGTGATTTATATACGGCCACTGATTACAAATCTAATTCCCAACCTTTTTCATTATATTGAGCTTCCGGCGCATCGTATGGACAGGGGTTCAAATCAATGGCGATTTTGATTTGATCGGAAGTAATTGTGTTTCCAAGAGCCTTAAACAATTCTGCCGGGCAATTGGAAGTAACATAAATTGGCTCGCATGACTTCTTGATTTCTTCGGCCAATGCACTCTCAAAATCCCAGATCGAAATAGTGAAAGTCGGCAGCATCTCTGCTTGTTCTTTTTGCTTTTTTCTGTCTAGCCAGTAATTACTCATTTGATTAAATCTCCCAAATTGTAAAGGTTATAGTGGAGGAACTTCTCCCAATCTTTTATGTCTGCTTTGGCATTATCGTGAGTTTCATGAACCCAATTGAAGACTTTCTCCCAGCCTTCTCCATAGTGTCCTAACACTTCTTCGCCCTCAGCTACGTCTTTCAAAAACCAATATACAGCTTTGTCTGCATGTAAGCTCTTTTTTGTATATTTGTCATCTAGGTAGCGGATTTCTACATTTTGTTTCTTTTTATCCTCGGTATGATTGACGATTCCAGCATACCCTAGAGGCACGATCAGGAATTGGCCTATATCTACCTTGTCGCCTTTTCTTTTTACATCAGCGGCGAACTTGTATGCATTGGCGTAATAGGTGCATTGATCTGCAACAGATTCTCTGTTCACCAAAACACCCGTAATTTCGAGCCACTCATTCTTTTTTATGGCTTTCTTTGCGAAAAGCCCATTGCCCGCTAAATTCACAGTAGATGGAGCTATGCAAAAACGATCATCGTCTTCTTCAAATATTATCATTCGATATAGCCTCTTTTTATTGCTTCGCTTACTTCTTCAAGAGTTATGTCTCGCCCTACAAATTCACCAAAACACTCACAAAAATGATTAACTATTGATGTAGTAACAGTCTCTGCCAATTCTGGGTGGTGTGAAATAACTTTTTTTGCTTCGGCCCAAGAAGCAGAGTCCAGTCCCCAATCAAAGATTTCTCCATCGACTTCAAGTACGTTAATGTCTTTGTTGAATTCTTCGCTATATTCAGAAACAACTTCGATTTTTTTCATACAAATGAAATTCTCCAATTCCAAGTTATTTGCATTTGGTCTGTTTTGTTTAAATCTAAGAATGTGGCCATGCTGTACAAGTCGTCGTTCGACATTTGTAGTGCCATCTCGTTAATGGCATAGCCATTTGCGTCAGAAAAACCAAGCACTGCCGTAAAGACGACTTGGCTTGGTATGTTCGGATCAACTTGAGCAATGACTGATTTGCTCGCACGAGTAATGCCAAACAAACCATTTCTGGCGGTATCAACGTATTTTACAGAACCTCCTGCTGTGCCGCCGTCGCCAAACAGCATTCGGCTGACGTAAAATTGGTAAGTGTCGCCCAAATCGTTGGCAAGACTTTTGGCCAGTGCTTCACGCCCCTTGCGGAGAATGGTATTCTTAAACTCTATCGTTTCTTGTCGGCCATCCTTGTGTTCAATATTGACGGTCACATAGCCGCTTACTTTTACTGGTTCTTCTGTGTTCATATTTCCCCTTGTTCGGTGGAGCCGTTCAAATATTCTATGTTAAAAGAAATTCCTTCGCCCTGTTGCACATAATTGATTACATTATCGTCGCCTGCTCCTACGGATAAAGCCATCATTGACGTGGTAGTTGTATTGGTGATTATTTCGCCGCCTCTTCTGTCTATTATTCTAAATGTATAATCATGGAGGTCAAATTGTTGGCCAGGAATAGTCACATCTTCTGTTTTTTCATATTGATAAATATCGTAGCTTACCAGGGTTCCACCACCCTGCCACGTTTCCCAATACTTATCTGGTCCCTCAAGCGTTATAAGTGATCCGTTAATTTCTGCCATAAAATAAATGTTATCATCTATGTCGATCAAATAGTTTTGCTTAAACGTATTGTTCTCTAAAGGAGTAGGTACGACCGAATTTCCCCCGTTGGAAACCGGCAATCCCGTCTCGTGGTTTGTTGGAGAAGTATCTAGTTTTAAACCATTGTGGCTCAAATAGCCGATTTGATTTTCGGTAACTCGCTGCCAAACAGTTAAGGTGATCGGACCTACATCTCCACCAGTATAACCCGAAATATAAAATTCGTCGTCTGTGTCGGGAACTAAACCGATTACTTTGTATTGAGTATTGCTTATTAGTTGATAATATTCAACTTCTTGTAAGTTGAACATATCTTGGATGTCGGTGCCTGTAGCTACGGTTCTGCCACGTGAAGTAATTCTTAAAAAGCCCGTCGTACTAGACCCCTTCACATTGCCAATCTCATCCAATAACGTGTAAATTACACCAGTGGCATTGGTGAGCGGTAGTGTGTGAGCGGAGTCGTCTAGCACTATTGCTCCATTTGGCAAAATATCCTTAATGTCATAAGGAGTGCCAGAATAAGCTGGAATGGACATTTGCCACGGGGCGCTTGCAGTGCCTTGGGCTACATCCCATTGGGTTTTAATGTTCAGAATCTGGTAGTCTAGGTTTGAATCTGTGACTTCCTGAATATTGTCTTGATAGACGAACACGGCTCCAAACGGGGTGTCGAATTCTACTTGGTTAGATATTCTGAAAGTAAAGGCTCTGTCGCTCAACACTTGATTTTCAAATGAAGAGTTGGTTTCTGTTATTGGCTCCGAAATACTACTGTCGTTGACCCCAGAAATACTGCCTTGAGATACTTGTGCTGTGTTTTTGTTTGGGTTGTCTATTCTGTATTTTCCAGCCAAAGATGACGAGAGAATTTCTAGTACAGCACTACCATTTGTTGCCATCCCAAGATTTTCAAAGTTTATATCGCCGCAGAAAATTACGATCTTGTCGTTGAAAGCAATGCCCGCCCCGCTTGCAACCGGATTGGCCGTTGCTAGTTGATTTCTCAAAATAGCGGCGGTTGTAGTGCCTCTTTTCATGGCTCGATTAAACCACATTTGGCCCGACCCAGCGATTACATCGTCTTGGGCAGAATATCTTACAAAACCTTCGATTACTTCTTCCGGTTGTTCCATGAATTCGTGGAAGCCGCCGTAGATGTTTAAGTTTTGCAACACAGCATGAAATGGCATATGTTCAGTTAGTATCTGAATCGCCTCGTAAATTCTATCATTAGTCAATTCTTCTATTTCTAAATCCACATTGTACTTGCTGCTAAGACACGCAAAGCATGGATCGAGGAAATCTTTATCAATATCACATGGGTCTTTGGAATTCCGAATACTACCGTTGTATTCTTCCATGTTGTAAATGTTTTCTGAATAAGGAAATTCGGTTCTTACCTTGCCGAAGATAATATCGTCATGATATGGATGTTTTTGTGGTATGATTACATCAAATAATGGATCGTTTTCTGCAATCAATCGCACGTTCATGTTTTTGAGAGGATAATCCTGATCCACTTCATCACTTTGATCTGCCAGTGGCAATGCTCTCACATAGTCTTCTATTGTTTGTATTACTGGACTTGGGATTTCATTGTACTTATACAAAACTTTAATTATGTCGCCTTCAATCAAATCCACCGGGTTTGTCGAAAGAGAACTGCCCTCCCAAGTCATGGTTGTAACGCCATCTACGGTAGAAAAGGAAACATAGTCTGAAGAAATCTCTGTGTAATCTTCCTCGCCTTCTGCTCTTATTGATAGTTGGAAATTATCTACATCTATGGGCAAAGCTACCTTGGCCAAAGTCCAACTGGTTTCTCCATCGTATTTGAATATTTCTTGCCAAGTATAGGCAGAAATCACTTGCCACAAAGGGGTATATTCAACGAGTTTAATGCCAGCTTGATCTAATCCTTCAACTATGCCGCCTCTCGTTCCTTTTCTTTTATACAAAGGAACGGCACGTTTGATTTGTTTTCTCCAACGTGTTGGGTCATAAGACTTTAGTTTTAAACCGAGCGTGTTGGAAAGATATGGCAAAAGAGATTCATCTAGGACATTGCCATCATAAAGATCAATTATTTGATTCGCAAGATTTTCTAAAACGGTAAAACCATCTGCGACCGATTTGTTTAGTTTATCAATTACATCAGGTGTACGATCACCATCACACAAAAGCATTTTGAATACTTCGGGTGTGTATCTTTCTAACAGCGTTTCGTATTTTTTTGGGGGAGTTTGATGCGTAGGAATAGTTGTGGTAACTTCCGTGGCACCCTTCAAGTAAAACTTAAAGTGTTGAGAATAGGATTCACCGGCAGGAAGTGGCGTCCAAGTCCAACAAATGAAGTAATCGCCTTCTCGCATCCCGACTGGTTGCCAAGTATATTTGAAGTTGCCAACTAGCGGATTTGCATCTTCATCTTCTGTGACATGCTCTAGGAATGAATTTTCTTCATCCGAAGACAGCCATGCTGGGAATTCTTTGTTCCCGACAATATGAGCGGGCTTTGCGTCATTGAAGTAGAATGGCGAACTGGTTTTGGAAGCCTCTGCGTCCAATCTGGCTCTTTGGGCTGCTTCTATGTTTTCTTGTGAAGGATCGGCACAGGCTAGAGCTTCTGCTTCCATAGCCGCCTTCATCTTTTCAGTTATGTAAAAATCTTCTCTGTATTCGCTGAGGTTGTTGCTAGAAAAATCTCTTTCTACATAATAAATGACTAACCGATCCACTTTGTATGGATCGACTAAGCAACCATTCGCATCCAAGGTTGTTAGATCAAATATTATATCATCTGTTGCAGATGGATTTTCTGTTGCATTTAATACGGCCATTTTTCCCCCGTTAATTTATATTTCATGGTTGAGGGAATATCATGTTTTTTAAAAAGATCATGCCATTTAGGTAGAACTTTTTTAGCACTGGCTTTTCTAAATGCTATCATTCTTGTATATTCATAATCATATACAACCAAAGATAATTGATATTTTTTGTTTATCAATGAAATAAGATTGCTCAAATCATTTTTTGAAAACGATTCGCACTTAATGCTTAATTGTCCCTGTTGCCAAGTACCGTCGTCAAGATACCAAATTAACAAACCAAATAAATCAATATTTTTGTGACTTTTCATAATTTTATTTTTGTGATTTTGAATGCCATACATTTCTTTTCTGATTCTAGTATAAATTGGCCTAGTTGCCGTGAATAATTCTGGTCTTTTTTGTGTATAACATTTAGCCCCTAATTCAGACAACATTTTGGTTTTCCAAACAACATATTCTTTGAAACAATAGTTTTTACAAGCAGGATCGTTTTTGGTGATCCCACCATCTCCCAACATGCTTCCTAAAATTATTTGATATGTTGTTTTATTCATATGTCACTCGTATACGAAATTTATTTCCATTGCATCCGGTCTGATTATTTCATAGTATTTGGTGGTAACTATGATTCCGCCGTTTTCTTCGTTGTCGGTCACGAAGTTGATGTTGTATTCTTTGACTTCTTTTATGTCAGAAAAAGCCTTTACTATTTCGCTGTCTTTGAGAGACTGTCCATATTCCCAATTTGGCAAAGCAAACAAATCAGCAAGTCTTCTTTCGAGCTTAATCCTTATTTCTTCTTCAAACTTTCTGTAGAACCTGTCAATTACAACATCAATTTGAATGTCTACTAAAATTATTGTTCCATTTTTGATACAGATATGATCTGTCATCATCTTTCTTTCTTCTAAGTAGCTCTCCAACTCTACCTTTAGTTGATCCCCAGCTTCTTCCAGAGAATCTTGATCTTTTCTGGCCAAAACGTAAATGTCTACTATATTTGCAGCACAGCCATAGTTCCTTAATACAGCAACAGACTTGCCAATCTGTCCTTGATAAGCAGTGCCAAATTGGTCCGTCAGAGTTTTGTAATCTAGGCCAGTTACCGCACGATCTTGAGTGCGAATCCAAGCTGGTAGCTTTCTGCGTATATCTTCAATGGTATCGCCATCGTATCCAAATTGTGCTTTGGTGTAATTACTGAAAAAAACAGGGACGGAATAATCAAGTCCCGGCACTGTTATGATCGTTTCTGTATTAACAGCATTGCTCACCAAGTTGCCACGGCTACCGCCGCCACTTCTATAAGTTACTCTAATCTTCGACCCAATAGATGGAATAAGTCCTGCTCGGTGGTTGCCAAATACAATGAAAGCAGAATAATTGGAATCATACTCGATTCGGTATTCTCTTCTGGGTTGAGAATCTGTAAAGTATTCTACTTGTTCCCATCTTACTCCATCCACATCGACTCTCACAGAATCATATATGACGGGCTGATATTTTAGCGTAAAGGATTGCCCTGCCGCTCCTGTTCCATCAAATTCTTGTGTTCTGGTTCTTCCTTCTAGTCCTATCAAACTGGCATTTACTATTGAATTTGCCGGTATGATTATGTTGTCATCAAATAAAGGGTTGTTGTCGGCATCGGCTGCAAACAATTCCATTGAGATTCTTTCGTTGCCACCATTTGCCTCTATGATGAATGGAGTGGTAATTACCACGTCAGTCAAAATTGGGTTGTTTAGGGAGGCTGTCCACAACGATTTTGCAGCAATTGGGGGTTGCGGGGCGAATCCTATGAGTTTAGACAAACGGAAGGCGTTGTCTATTTCTGTGACCGTATCTATGAAGATTTCATTGGCTATTTGGTCCATCTTAAAAGACAGAGTATCCGCCACAAATGCCCAATTCTCAATCAACATAATAGCCAACGAAGATTCTACGAAGTCGCCAAACTCTTTTTCGTATTTTTGTTTGGTGAATTCAATCAATCTGGCCTTCATAGACCAGAAGTCTTGATTTGTGTAGTTTAAATTGAATATATTTGGCTTTTTGATTATTTCAGATTTTGCGTATGGCTGAATATCAAAAGGGCATCCACTACTACTCATTTTTCCTCCATTAGCTGGCTACTGGAACTTCTAGTTTCAATTCGTTTACTTGGTCAATTTTTGCACGATCCACAAACAATATTCTAATTAGTAAAACCGCATCCGAGTCAGTTCCGTCTTCGTCCAACGGCCTAGAATACTTATCTAAGCCATTTTTGACATCAATTTGGGTGATTGCCACCCTTGGCTCCCACAATTTAAGCGAGCGAGCGATCATGTTTTTTGCTTCAATAATCAATTTTGGATCATTTGGCTCAAACATTAACTTTCTCAGTGGAGTGCCGTAAGTAGGCAACATAACTCTTTCGCCAGGATTGGTTAACAAGAGAATCAGCATGTCTGCCTTCACTTGATTTATTCCGTCTTGTATAAAGAAGAATCCTCTAGGATTCTTCGTAATTGGATAGGGTATACCGGGATATTTAAGTGCCATATTTTTCCTTTAGGGATTGACGAACTCTCGTTCCCCATTAATCACAGTGCGGACACTTCTTGCCGATGATAAACGGAACCAGCGTGCAACAAGAATCGTTCTGCGAATAGCTGCCAATTACTTTGCTACTCAATCTAACCACATTATTACATGTATCGTAAACCAAAATTGGCCCAACACAAGGATTAGATCCGCCGCAATCGCATCCATTATTGCCATTCCCACCCCCACACTCTTCGCCCGCCAATAACAAAATAACATTGGGATTGTAGAACAAATGCAATTGATCGCTTACATTTATGTAAACATCTTTGGTGTAAACAAAATTAACCTTACTGACCAATTCAATTAGATTAGATGGGTTCTTTTCAAAGTCTCCAACCACAGTGATGTGATTGTCATAAGTCATTGCCACATAGTTTCCACCAACTCGCAAAAATACTAATCCGGGGCCACTTGGGGCTTCTTGATAACGGTGAATGTGTGGCCCACGTTCTTTATTATCATATTGAGGACAGAAAATTTGAATGTGTTGACGTTGTGTTTCTTCTTGAGAAGCCTCATCTTTCATCAATATTTCCAATCCATAACCAGTTCTAATCTTCACAAAAGCCTTCTTGGCCTTCGATACCGGCTGGAAATCTTCTGGCGGTGCGCCCTCGATTTCTCGACGGCATGGAGAACATTGTTCATTAGTCCAATCAATCATTTCAAATGAGTGATTGCTAGTTGAACGCATTGTGAATCCACGTTTTTCACCGGCAATATTTGGTGGGCACCCAGGACACCCTTCTAAACTCTCGGTATGATCATTCATCTCAAAAAAGTTGCCAGTCGCAGTCTTCAAACGAATATAATTCTCTTTGCCACGCAATTGCATGGTGTCTTTCTTTCCTTGCGGACTTTCTACGTCACTCATTTCTATGGTATGACCAGTTGCCGACTTCCAATACGATCTGCCAACGTAGTGATTGTTGCAACCAAAGTCGAAAGACCGCATGCTGCGTTCCCACTCTGGGTTCCCGTTTGGTTCTTCTACTGAATCGTCCATTACAAATGTATGGCCAGATATGGACATAAATTGAATGCCAGATTGCGGCAAATCACATTTATTGTTCTGTGGTGTGCCCGGACCCTTGTAAGGACGACATTCATTTTTATGCTTGAAATATGGATTTGCACCCTTCTGCTGTTTATAATATTTTGTTTTAGGATGACCAGTTCTTGGATGACCACCAATAATTTTACTATTGCTTACTGTTCCTTCGCACTCTGTATCTTCTTTCTTCTTTCCTTCATCGGGATCAATATCTCGTGTTTTTGCTTCCTCGTCAATTAAAGCAATAACTTCCTCTGTACTCGATCCCGCTCCTACATCATCTCCGGTTTCTCCAAAGTTCAATCCACCTTTTGCACGATCTGGTTCCGGTGCTTCGCTTACATCTTCTACACAACTTACATCATCGTCTGGCACACCGCATTCTGGGTGTGACCACTGACCGGCATAATGCAAATGATCGTCTTTCATCATGATCCAGTTGCCGCAACCGGACATA